TCATATTCGCCCTTACCACCATACGCACGAAGATGTTTGGTAAGAAATGCTGTTTCATTAGATCTAGCTAATATTTTATATTGTCCAGTTGTATTATCCATTAGACCATAATCAAAACCACTAAACATACATTCCATACTAACATATTTTGTTCCATTTTCAATTTCTGCTATTAATTTTTCAGCTCTATCCTTAAGTTCGGGAGTGGTGTAGGCTTTGTAGATGACAGATCCTGTTACGATATGAAACTTATCAGGAAGTTGTTCTGTTGGTGTTGATGGATCCAACATTTGTCCATCATCATCAATTGGCCAATTAGAAACAATATGACCAATAATAAGATTCTCATTATGTTCTAAATTCGTTGGTTTATCTTCTGGAGTATTTTTGGCCGCCCAAACTTCTTCTTTACTAAAAATATCATCATTTTTATTCCATGATGAAGATACTAAGATTGATTGTACATAATATAGGTCTTTATCATTGTAAGAAGCCAAAGAGGATAGTTTTTTATCATCTTGCTCAATACGCAAAGTATTATTGAATGCTTCTGACTCAGAAGGTTGTGCAATAGAGGCTATGGATATGCTCGCACTAGCTTTGATCAATTCTTCTAAATTATCTGCAATTTCTTGATCATATATTATCATTGAATATCTCCATTATTTTCATAATCATACACCAATGAGTAAAAATAAGATTTGATATCCTTAATATCGTCAACATTCAAATCTCTATTAAGGCTATTTTTGGTTGAATTTAAAAATTGAAGATATAGATTATATGTTTGTTCAGAATTATTGGTCAATGAGGCGAAAGATTTAACAATACTTTCTTCGTTCATGCTAGAGAATGGTGCAGATAAGAGTAGAAGTTTTGTTCTTATCTTTTCAGCTTCAGAATATTCTTCGTGGGATAAACTACGCATATTTTTCTTTTGATAAAATTCTAATAATATTGGATTAATTATATCAGAAATTTTTTCTTGGGCCTCATTTGCCCATATGTGTAATTTAGCGCCTGTTTGTGGACTGAAAGTTTTTGTTTTTCTTTGTTTTGAATCCTTAGAGTTTTTGGGTCTGCCTTGTTGTGGGATACCTTTTAAAGATTCTGGCGAATCTTTAACTGATAATGAATTTTTGGGAGGCATGACTGTTTTCATTTCTAAAGCTGTTTGTTCGCTAGATTTTTTCTTGGGTAAATCTAGACCCACTTGACTTGGTGTGACAATACCTAATTGTAAAGCAACTTTCTTAAGAGTTTCTTCAATCATAGGATCATAGAAAGGACCAGACTTTGGTGGAGTTCTATTGGTTTTTCTTTCTCTGTGTTCTCTGTTAACTCTTGTTCTTTCCATATCAGGATCAAATCCGAATCTTGATTGGACTACTTCGTCTGAGATAATATTTCTATCTAATAATTGTATGAGTAGTGCCTTTTCAGCATCTTCATTACTAAGATCCATTCTATCAAATTCTATTTTAGCTGCGTATTTGAATCCCATAGCTTTCTGTACTATCTCTATTTCTTTTTCCCAAAAACTAACCAGAGTATCTCTACCGTATTGAAGTCTTTGTGTTAATGTTTTCAAGCTTATAAAATTATTAGTAGTACCAGCAGCACCGAATGTTCCAGTTAATGTAGGAGGGATGCCAAGACCGGCATAAACACTATTAAGATGTGGCGTATATTTACCTTCTCCAAGAAAATTATGAACTGTAGTTTTACTTTCGATAAGTTCTATATCTGGACCCCAAACAAGATCCATGGTTCCACCACCAACATTATTTTGTAATATTGAGGATAGTTTAGCTGCTGCTGCTTTAGTTGGGGCTATCTTATGTTCTAGACTGCCTAATTTAAAAATACGAATATTACTAATAGCACCATCTAGGGCTGCCATATCTGCTAATTTTAGTTTTTCTATTACCGTAATATCATCCATGATACTGTAGATCATTGGAAAAGCCCAACTTTGCCAATCGTCTTTCTTGTAATGAAACACACAGGTTTTTTCTGGATCAAGAGGATATGGTTTTTTGGTTTTTGCTGCTTCTAAAATTTGACTAGGTAAACCAGAAACTATAATTTTTTCATTTTCTGTTTTTGGGGAAGCTATGATCTTTCTGAGATTAGATGGTAAAACTAATTCGTATCTTTTCTGTCCAACGAAAGACGAAAGAGATCCTGCTGAAACATGAACATAAACAGGATCTATAAAAGTGTACCTCCAAGGTATTTCTCTTTTTTCAACATTAACAATATCAATATCATTTTCTGTGGTATCAGGAGCTGCCGAAGTTCTAAAAAAGTTTTCAGTAGTCTTTAGGCTTATTTTTGCTGTTTGTCTATTAATAACTATATTACCAGTTTTATATAAGTTATTAAGAAATCTTTCGCTTCTTTCTTTACCATTGATTTTTTTAAACCATTTACGATAAAATCTCTCTGTTTTTTTATTTTTACAAACTAGTTTGATACCTTGTACGGCAAAATCACCCATAAGATCTATAACATTTTTTACTAAACCTACTTTTTGATATATATCATCTGCACGACGAATAATTTCTTTAATATGATTAGGAACAGCTTCGTCATATCTGAAATAATCGTATCCGCCTCTGGTAAGACCAGGGCGACTAGAAATATTAGGTAATATATTGGAAAAATTATTTATTCTACCAGAATATCCTGCTGTAGATCTATATAGTCCGTATTCATCTAAACAACCAGCAGTTTGATCTAAAGCTTTTTGCTTACTATCTAAATCGTCTCCCCATGTAATATAGGCATTTTCGTTAGATAGTACTGAGTTTTCTGTTGATTCGCTTTTTGGATATTTTTTAGCCATAATTATATTGATATTGTAATAGTATTATAATTGTATTAATACACTTATTTATATATTCCCATGTATATATCTTCGTTAGCTCCTTCTGTAAACCAACTAGGACCTCTATACATTTGGCCACTATTTTCTGTTTTTGGTGATGTTTGTGCGTTTGTTCCTATAATATCATAGTTGATAGGAGTAAGTGTTCTAGTGAGTTGTCGTGCTAACATATTGGCGATTAATAATGCACTATATCGGTCTTTTCTTAATTTGCCCTTTTTACCATTTGGTAATTTTAAATCAGGAGTATCCCATCTGTCTCTAGCTCCTGATCCTGTGCTTGTGGAAGTCATAACTATTGTTGTCAATTCGTTTTTTAGTTCTTCAATCTCTAATATACATTCGCTGGTACTATCGTAAATAGGAGTAAGATCAGCTGTTAAAATATCTTTATTTTCTTGATCTAAAGCTAGTGCTAAGCTTAGATTATCAAAACGAGGAAATAATAATACTTTATCTTCAAAATCTTTGCGTAGTCCATGGTTTGCTTGTGCTGTCCAATCTGCTCGTGCAAATTGAACTAATTCTAAAATATGCAATCCTGGCTGATCATCCGTGTCTTTAGATTTATCATTATCTATAACCGGCCAGATTAAATTCTCTCCATCTTCTAATTTATCTGGATCGTGTAATGCTTCTTCGATTGCTACGCCACCACCCTGAGCGTCCATTCCTATTCGCTCACAAGGAAAAACTTTCATTAAATTACGAATTTTCCTAGCACAAAATCCATAAAAATCATGTTCGTTTGATAGTCCTGCTTTTTGTCGTTCTTTAAAGTTTGTTCGATTCGTAGTCCAACAATATACTATTCTGGTGTGTGTTCCGTGACACTCTAATACTACAATACTAAAATTATCTTTTTCACTAGCAGGGTCAATTCCATATACATATTTATTCTTAGGGTCACCGTTTGTTCTTACTTCGAATAGAATTTTTTCATCATTTATAATTAATGGATTATCTGGTTTTACAACACAGCTTTCTATAAGGCTTCGTCTAAAGAATCCATCGCTATCTTCCGTAAAACATGCTGCATATTCCATATTATAAATACCAGTATGAATAGTAGCTTTAGCTCGTGCTACTTGTTTATCGTCCATGAATCCTTTTGGTATTAATTCATAAGGTATACGAATAATACTATAGTCTCTCCAATTAAAATTATCTGGTACTTCACCTTTAAAAATTTCTTCAAGTTTATGAATTTCGCCCTTGCTCTCTATAATAGTTTTGTATCTCTTCCAATAACTAGCAAAGTGCTTGAAAGCATAATCAGCCGTGCCTGCTATTATGGCCTGGTTACCCATTTTGAAACTTAATTCCTCTAAATCACTATTCCATAATCCAGCATCTTTCATGGCTTGTTTTTTAGCTTCTCTTTTTACGTTTTGAATAGGAGTAGCAGAAACTGCCGCGAAACCTGAAACTACGGTCTCATAAATATCTGGAGAAATTGATGCGAATTCGTCTGCGATGATAATGTGTGCTCTTAAACCTCTAATTTTACTACCGTCGCCCATAGGAATAGCAATTGTCCAACTATCTCCGAATCTCATTGTGCATCTATCAACATCTCGACGCGGTCCATCATCGTTACCATTAAAGATACTGCGTAAAATGGCACTATTACGCCAAAATGTTTCCATATATTCGAATACTAATTTACTCTGACGAAAAGCTGCGCCAACCACAACAATTTTGGTTCCTGGAACAAAGATGCATTTAAGAGTACAATACAATGCCATTAAAAAGCTTTTGCCGAAACCACGAGACGCAATGAACATTGGAAAAGGACGAATCCAGAATTCTTGTAAGATAGCAATTTGTATAGGATGAAGTTCAATATCAAATAATAATTTACATGTTGATCCAAAATTAACAGGATTTCTTAGTAATTTTAGAAGATGAATATCTGGCCTTTCGATATCTTGCTCTATCCTATTAATCATAGGATTATTAGATATATTTAGTTGTGATAGTTCGCCAAGATTTAACCACGCATCTTCATACATTGTGCGAATCCTTATTTTTTTCCATTTTATGAATACGCTTCAAAATAGAAGTGGCCATCTGTTCAGCATTATCAGAGTCGCCACAAAAAATAACATTAATATGGTGTTCGATTTGTAAATCAATAAGATGCTTCATAATATAATTGGGACTAATTTTAATTTTATTCCACAATCGTTTGGGTATTGATGATCCTACAGGATACTGAAGAACGCTCTGTAGATTAAATTCTAATAATATGAAAGGATATTTAATTTGTTTTAATCTGTTAATAACATCTTCAAATCGACTTTCTGTAATATTATTAGCAATCTCAGCAACATTACGTTTTCGTTCTATGGCCACAATATTTTCCAAACCTTGTATGCTATAATCCCCGGTATCTAATTTATGATGGGCCGTCGAGTATTCTG